AAATTCGAAAACACTTACTGATGACGATAAATTCGTAACAGTTATTGATCCAAAGTATCGATGTGCATCATAATTGATGTTTATAAGCCTCATCCAGATTTATAAACATTTCAATTTACTTTCCAATTCCTTATAATAATATCCGTTGTATTCTAAATTTTTTGTCAACGCTTTAGATAATGTTTTATCACTGATTTTTAACTGACAAATACAATCATATTTACAAGCAAATTCTCTTACAAGATTATTTTGTGAATCAAATTGACCAACACCATTTTTGTATAAAAAAGGTTTTTGGCCTAATGTCTTAATAAAGGTGGTCTTCAAGTTTTCATCCAATTTATCATACAATTGATAATAAAAGCCCTTAGACATGGTGTTATTTTTAACGACGTTGTCCAAGGCCGATGGCGATGAATATTCGTTAAAAAAAGCCGCAGTTTTTCGATCCAAATAGACATTCATTATTTCGGTTTGTTCACTATTAAGCTGCGCAATATACCCCAAAGCTTGCAACTTGGTTTGGCGTGTTGGACAAATTTGATGAATGGTGGATGGATCCAATTCTCTATCAACAAACAACCATCGATATCCGTTGTATATTGTATTTTCCATGACTGACTTATTGAGAGAGGGTCGTTTAATTTTTGGGTCCTCTTTCATCGCTTCAGATGCGCTTTCATACACTTTAACCAATTGCATCGTTTCGGGATTAATTTTTTGTAGACGTGGACCTAATGTTGCCAGTGGCGCATTAAAACTGGTGGACGTTTTGATGGATGCGGCGTTTATCTTTTCGAGTAATTGTTTATTTATTTTTTCAAGATTGTCGACTTTATTTGAAAGTGTTTTAACGACGTTTAATATTTCAAACAGAGTGGGAGATTCATTATTTGGCGTTTTCATTTCCAACATGAGTTTCAATTTTTCGATTTCTAATTCCAATTTTTGATTGTCCGTATTATTAAAATAGTTGATGTTATTTTGAATAATATTTTGCAGCATTTGATAGGACAGGTTCTTACCAATGAGAAACAACTCGTTTTCATTTTCATGGCCTTTTAGGTCGGTTATACGATTCAAACGGATGGTCTCGTGATGGTGCAGAAAACTTTCAAAGTCTTTGCTTTTGTTTACGCAATAACAATCCAATAATAAACACTCTTCATATTTGGATTTGTGTTCATTGTATCGATTGGTTATTCCTTTACGGCTTTCACCTATTTTCACGATATAGCTTCCATTTTCAAACGATTTTACACGTATAATATAAACAATTGAACCAATTGTTGCGTATTCTTTGAGCAGGACCTTTTGTCGTTCAAGCACTTTTTCTTTTTCAAGCTTTGCTTCATATTCTTTTTGTTTTTTGTCTTCCAGTTGTTCCAATTCGGTTTTATGTTGTTCTATATGAAGTTTCAGTTCATCACTTTCTTCTATTATTACATCTTGTAAAATTTCCTCTAATCTTATAAAATATTCATGAATTTCATCAGCTTTTTTGGTTTCCGCTTTTAAACAATATTTTTTAAATGTTTTAATGCTTAACATAAAAGTTTCTTTATTATGGCCTCCTTTTACATTATTTGATTGCTTTGCCGATTGGCAAAGCAATAATTGATAATCTTTATCAATAATGAAATTTTTTTCCAATACTCTTTTAGCATTTACTTTTTGTCCAAACCCTAACCATTTCCAAATGTCATCCAAATCAATAACAAACGCGTTTTTATCATATTTTAAGTAGCAATAAAAACTTGCTAAGAAAATTTGCTGTTCGTAATCATTGAAACTACTTTTAAGTTTTTGTATTAGTTTCGATTGAAATTTCCCATTAAATTTTGTAATAGGGTTATTTTCAATCAGATGTGCAATATCTATATTCATTATATCATGTTATCGTGTATTGTCTTTATATAGTTATTGCTTTAAAAAGTGAAAAGCGATATTTTAAAATTTAATTTTGTTTCAAAAATGAATGATTAAAACAAAGCTAAATGCTCTAGTTGGAATAAGCAAGACCACCCATACCGGACATGATACGGAGAACGTTGTAGTTGGTAGCATAGACGCGCACTTGGCAAGAACGAGAGTTGGCAACGGAGCGGGCAGTAAGGGTAAGTTGAAGGGTAGCGTTGTCAATACGAGACATGTTGCACGTGCCGCTGGGCTGATGCTCTTCGGGTTTAAGCCCAAAGGAGTAAACATTGATACCGGTAGCGGGGCAGTTGGTGTGGTGTTGGTAGGGTTGAACCAAGTTGAAGTAGCGACCTTCGCGGGCAGAGAATCTGTCGTGGCCGTTAAGTTGGATCTTGGCAGAAGCAACGGGATTGTCACCGCGATCGAGGAGGAAGTTGCCAGAAGAGAGACCGACGTTCCAAGCGGTAGCAAGGGCGGCGTTGGCAACGGTGTTCACATTTTGGTTAGCAGCTCCACCCAAATTGGAGTTTGTTTGAAGGGGTTGGGGAACGTTGGAAAGGCCCGCATTAAGAGCGCCAGCAGAAAAGCCATCGCCTTGATCAACGATGCCAACATTTCCGATTTGACCAAACAAGTTTTGAGTCATAGAGCCGGCACCGCCAATGAGAGAGCTGGGGCCGACAAGACCTTCGCCAAGAGGAGAACCGGGAGTGCCAGCAAGGGGGGTGTAGTCAAGGGCATCAGTGTAGTTGAACCATTGGGGACCACCGACAGATCTGGTTTTGGCAGCATCGACGTTGTCGTCGGGTTGAACGACCCACACAAGTTCCTTGACGGGGTGGTTGAAGTTGAGTTTGATCTTGTTGGAGGTGGAGTTGACAGATTCAGCACCGGTGAATTGGAGTTGTTCGATGAGGTATTCGTGAGAAGTTTGGGCAAAGCGTCTGCGTTCATCGGTGTCAAGGTATACGTAATCGACATAGAGAGAAGCGGCCTTGAGGCTGACGGAAGGAGCAGATGTATTACCAACATCGTTAAACCAGAAGCAGCTGCTGGCGTTGCGGAATTCGAGGTTTATCTTAACTTCGTGGTATTGAAGAGCGATTAAAGGAAGAGCAAGACCGGGGTTGCGGCAAAACCAGAATTCAAGGGGGATGTAGAGAGTGGTTTCGGGCATGCAGCCTTCAAGATCGCATTGACCAAAAGCCATGGCAGCAGGGTTAGCACCAGTTCCAGCCATAAGAGCGGGGTTGGTGCCAACAGCTCCAGAAGCGCCTACAGCACCAGCACCAGTGATGGGTTGAGTAAGACGGGGAACGTTGCCAACCATGGAAGCATAACCAGAAGCGTGGCCAGTAGTTTGGGAAAGTTCGTTCCAGATGTGGAGCCAATCACCGTATTGACGATCAATGCGTTGACCACCGATTTCGACATCAACTTGAGCAATCATGACGTGGCCGAGCCAGTTTAACCAACGGAATTGTTGGGTGCCAGACACTCTGACTTGAGGAAGAGTGACCTGGAGATACACGTGGTAGATTAAATCACCGTTGCGGGAAATGGTGCAGGTGACTTTGCGGCCGAAATCAGCAGCGCCGTTGAATGTTTGTTCAATGGCTTCCATAGAAAAGTTCGTATGGCGTTTATAAGAAACCTTCCAAAAAGTTATTTGAGGGTTGCCCGTAAGATAAATATCTTGAGCACCGTAAGCGACAAGTTGCATGAGACCTCCACCCATTTTAGTTTTTTATATAATATGTAAAGAAAATATTTTTAGAAAAACGCACTCATTTACATAAAGTAAAAGAAAAAAAATTAATTCTAAATATTTAATCCATAGGTTTACAAGTGTTTTTTTAACAATTTCGTCAAATCTATATTCTCAACACCATTTCTTTTTTTTTTAAATTCCATTGTATGATTATCAATATAATTAAATTGCCAGCCATCCATTATCATCCCATAAATGAATGATAGTTTAATAATTGTTATTACTAAGTCATTATTCATTCTAATTATATTTAAATGCATGCTATTTTTCTATTGATTATAGACGAATCAAATTGTTTATTTAAAAATATATCAATTATCTATAATATAAAAAAACAAAGATTTT